ACGAGGAAAGTTGAGTAGCATGATAAAAGATGAGAACAATTGCATGCCTTCAGTAAACGCCGAGAAAGCAGCGATGTTAGTGGCAACCGACTGAGTCGTACCATTCTTACCTGACAAGTCGAGGAAGTATTCGTGCTTCTCGCGCATCGCCTCGTACTCCAGGAACTCGTTATATGTGGACTCGGGCATACCCAAGGTCTCGATGAGATGAGAGTATGCAGCGACGTGCAGCGCCTCACGTGCCGCAAATCCAGACAACATCATCCTAATCTCAGGTTGCTTAAAGTATGGCAGATAGTTATTAACATAACCGCCAGCAACGTCAATGTCGCCTTGAGTAAAGAATCTAAAAATATTAGTGAGGAATGCTTTTTCTTCGTGCGTGAGTTTACGCTGCCAATCTTTGACATCTTCTGCCATTGGCACTTCCGTATGTAACCAATGTGATTGCTCGTGCTTCAACCATGACTCGTATGCCCAAGGATAATTGAATGGTTTGAAGTATTCTCTCTCTTGTGTTAGAGTTTGCCTCATCTTTATTCCCTTTGTTATTAAGATTTGTGCCAACTAATTAAAACTAATCTATGTCCTTTATGTACTCTCGAAACACCATGAGTTAATTCATTACCATAAATCATACTTTCTCCGTCTTTCAAAGTTACAACCTCAGGAATTATTGTCCTACCGTAAGGAGGATTTTTTTCTTCTTCAATTGTTCTGACGCAAGTCATTCTTTCTGGGCGACCATGTTCTGGAGCATTGTATGTATCCATAATAAGACAATCGCCACCAACAAGATTTTCAGAATCTATCATAGTAACAATCGTCAACGCAGAATCGTGGTCGGCGTGAAATCTAGTGAAAGAACCAGGAATATATTTTAGAAAATAAAATCCAATAACATCTTTTCTTCTAGAATATTTTGTTATTTCGTCGAATTTATACCAGTCTTTACTAGGAACATCTAATCTCTTTAAATTAAAAAGATTATAATATTGAAATACATCATACCAATCTTTACTGTCGGTACAATAATCTTTTGCGAATTTTAATGTAGATTCAGAAAGGATACTGTCTCTTATATAACCTGCCATTTATCCCTCACAAGCGATACACTCTTCATCATTAATCATTGCGCTCATATCTATTTCCTTAATAACTTCGCGCTCAATTCTCCTTGATACTCTGTCTGCCTTACCAAGTTTCTCAGACCGACAGTAGTACAGAGTTTTCATACCTTTCTTCCATGCTAAAAAGTGTACTGCGTGCAAGTATACAATATTTGTATCAGGACGGAAAAATAAATTGATTGATTGAGATTGATCAATGAAGTTTTGTCGATCAGCAGCGTGCTCAATAACCCAACGTTGATCAATCTCCATTGACGTTTTAAAAACGTCACGTTCATCTTCAGTTAAAAACCTTAGATGTTGCGCAGAACCATCGTTAGCAATAATGCTAGACCAGATTTCATCATAGTCCTGCTTGGTCTCACCTGACTCAATCTTAGATTTAATCAGTTGATCTAGATAGCGATTCTTGTTAAGATACGCTCCAGAAAGGGTATCCTGTCTGTAAGCATTTGCTCGATATGGTTCAACACTTGGAGAAGTATTGCCCATGATGATGCTACTGCTAGCATTAGGAGCAATAGCCATGACGTGAGAAAAGCGTCTACCAGTGCGTTCAGCGTCAGGTGCTTCTCCCCGTTCTTTACCCAGTTCCAAATTTGCTTCATCGAGTTTCCTCCTTATTAAAGAAAAGATTCGATTATTTGTTACCTTTGCCATTGCGCAGTCAAAAGGCAACATTTTCTTTTGAAGATAAGCATGGAACCCAAGGGCACCGATGCCGATACTTCGTTCCCTCATAGCAGAAAACTTAGCACGGGACACGGTGTCGGGTGCGTTATCAATAAAGAACTGAAGGACGTTATCAAGCATCTCTGCCATGTCCCTCAGAAACATATCGTTCTTGCTCCAAGCATCATAGTGCTCAAGGTTTACTGACGATAAACAGCAAACAGCAGTGCGTTCCTCGTTAGTTGGCAAGATGATCTCGGAGCAAAGGTTAGACTGATGGATTTTTAAACCAAGTTCTTTTTGAAACTCTGGCATCATCCGATTGCTTGTGTCAATAAAATGAATGTATGGTTCGCCTGTCTCCATACGCAACTCTAGAATCTTTTGCCAGAGTGCTTTCGCTGATACGGTATCGCGGATCTCTCCTGAGTGTGGATCTATCAAGTTCCAACCGTCATCAGCATCAGAGTCTTGCATACAACGTTCAATGAGTTCCATAAACCGATCGCTGATGTTAATACCATGATGCAAATTTAAGCAACGACGATTCTGATCGCCTGTTGGTTTACGCATCTCAAGAAACTCAGTAATATCTGGGTGTGAGATGTCAAGATATGCCGCATAGGAACCACGACGAGTCTTGCCCTGACGATATGCCAAGGAAGATGCGTCATAGGTTTTAAGATGCGGGATTACACCAGTAGACTTTTCATCAGAAGAACGGATACCGAAACCGATACCAACACCACCGCCCATCATAGACAACCAATTGGTTTCTGACAGGTTAGCGACTAGACCTTCAGCAGTGTCTTCAATATAGTTCAGGAAGCATGAGATTGGCATACCCTTTCCCGTGCGTCCATACGCAAGGATAGGAGTGGAATAGGATAACCAATGCTTAGATGAATAATCGTAAAGACGTTGAGCATGTTCAGGGTTAGAGGCGAACTTAGAAGATACATAAGCAAAGCGATGTTGAGGAGATTCTTCATCTTCCCTCATATAACTTTCGCGTAGTCTTTGTAGACCGAGTTTGTCGAAGAGGTCATCTCGGGAGAGATCAATCTCGATCCCAAGGTAATTTTGCTTTGCCATTTCGCTTCCTTAACGAATTAATTTTGAGGGTAATCTTATATATTATATCCAAATCTGTTAGCAAAGCAAGTTATTTTTGTATTTTACGCATTCTCCCCATTATTTCAATGAAGCGTCTGGTAATGGGATATCGCTTTTTCTTGCGAGGTCCCATATTAGCAGTATCATGAGGTATTCCAGCGTCAGCAGCAGTAGTCATTTCTTCTGAAAATTCTTTAAACCTTTTCATTTCCTTAGTTCTCCTACAGCAACATACAGTTGCTTCGCTGTTCGATCGTGTGTAACTTCAAAGATATCAATTCCCAACATATTACCAACTGGATAACTATTATCCCAGACTCTAATTTTGTCACCTTTCTTGCAGACTTCTTCACAAGTTATGTTGAGCATTTTATCATTAGCGAGTCGATAGGTTCCAGGAGATAACATACCATCTTTAGTACAGAACCATGAAGTTTCTTCAGAAAGCGCCTCCAGAGGGTCCACATCGGATGCCTGCACTATCTTATTGACAGAGGAGTCAGATAGGTTTAGTTGTTCTTTGATTAAGAAAAGTGCTGCTGCATAAGAGGCGAGTTTACTGGAACCGCCTGGAACTTTTTCTAATAATTTCTTGAGGTTAAAAACTAAACGATGAAAAGCGTTATATGCGCTTTTTTCTTCTGAAGTTTCAGGATTTTTGAGTTTCTTTCCCTTTTCGTCTATGAGTCCAAGTTTATAGGCAGTAGTATCTTCAAACTTGGTTGTAAGTAGACGCAAGAATCGAAGGGTGTAAACTAGGTCGCCTGTTCTGGATAAAAGTCCCATTAGATATTTTCCAATTTCTGGACCACCCAAGGATCCGATTCTATGTTTTCTAAATCACCTTGCTTCAATGCTTGTATATGTTCTAGAAAAGGTTTTAAAATAGATAAATTTTCTGGTCCTGTTTTAAACATCAACATCAGCACACCCGATTCATATCCAAATACGTTAAGGAGGATCGTTATGTGATTGAGTATTAGTCTCTCACACAATTCTCCTCCACGCGTGTACCTGTTGAACAATCGCTTGATATACTTGAAGCGATTTAGTTCTTCATAGAATTCTTCAGCATCTATACTACGAGGAGTATGGTAATTCTTCGCAGCATAAATCAAGAAATTGTCTTCGTTAATCTCAACATTCATACAGATTATATAGTTGAGATTTTAAAACTACTTGCCGACCTTTTCTTGTAATTCTTTAATCATATTGTCTTTGGTCTGTCGCTTATCTAACTCTACGCCAAGGTCACGACCAAGTTCTTCCAACTTTGCTTTAGTCAATTTTTTCAACTCATTTGCAGTAGGTAAAGAATCTAATGCTTCTTTCACATCTTCTTTTATTTCTTCAACAACTTCATCAATCTTTTCTTCGATCTCTTCAATTGTTTCTTCAACCTTTACCAGTGTAGAAGATTTGTCTAAAACCAACCAAACGACTATAGCTGCTACACCAACCAAACCAAGTACAAATAATGCTTCCATTACAATAAACTCCAATTATTAAGAATTATCTTTTACTTTTGTGGGACTCTTAGAGTCTCCGTTACCGAGATTATCACCACGACGGGAAGATGCTTGAGACTTCACTGCCCTTCCTGCCTTCTCTACATCATCGTGACCTTTTTCTTCAAAGTCAGTGTATGTAGTATCAACCTTATGCTGATCTACAAACTCTTTTGACTTTGGAGATTCTTTATCCAGAAGTCCTTCTGGTTTCGTAGCACCTTTAGTGTGATTTTTATCTGGTGAAGCGACAGCACGCTCAAGAACTTCAGCAAACTCGCGAGTCAACTCTGGATAATCTTTGGCCATTGACTTATCGCCGTTCTTCTTATCGCCCTT